CGATTTCAAGACGCAAATGAAGTCGTTGGACATTGATCTGGAGCGGATTGCTGCGGATGACCGTAACTCTGCCCGACAAATGGCGATTGCTACGCATGATTGGACGCCACGCATTTTGGCTATAGTGGTCATTTGCGCTTGGGTGTTCATCCAGTGGCATCTCCTGAACAGCACTATCCCTCCTGAAATGCGGGAGTTGGTCGCTCGTGTCCTTGGTACGCTTGATGCGGCTTTGACTTTAGTATTGTCCTATTATTTTGGTGCGGCGCACAAACACGAGGATCCGCCAAAGTGAATACCAATTGGCCTAAATGTTTTGCCCTCGTCCTTAAAAACGAAGGTGGATACGTTGATAATCCTTCCGACCCCGGCGGGGCAACTAATCTTGGCTGCACTAAGGCAACTTGGGAGGCATGGGTTGGCCACTCTGTAACCAAGGACGATATCAAGGCGTTAAAGCCTAACGATGTCATGCCCCTGTACAAAGCAAAGTATTGGGATACAATTAAAGGTGACGATCTGCCGGAAGGCGTGGATTATGCCGTCTTCGATTTTGCCATCAACTCGGGGCCGTCCCGCGCAGCAAAAACCCTTCAGTCGGTACTCAGTACCAATCCAGACGGGCAAATCGGACCCGCCACGTTACGCGCTCTTGAAGCGTCAAACCCTCGTGAAGTTGCTACAGCGGTATGCGAAGCCAGATTAGCCTTCTTACAATCACTGCCAACTTATGGTACCTTTGGCAAAGGCTGGTCACGTCGGGTGTCAGAAGTAGAACAAACCGCATTTAACATGGTGTAGACATGGATTATAACACCTACGTCCAGCAGATAGCGACAATGGCGGTGGTTCCGACAACGGATACCAACTTCCAGATCATTTTGCCTCAAATGATTTCATACGCCGAACTGCGGATGCAGCGTGACCTTGACTTCTTGTCAACCCAGATTAGCAACTCATCTTATTCTTTGACGGCAGGCAACGGCACCTTAACAATCCCTACGTCTCAGTTTGTGGTCATGGAAACCTTTGAGGTCATTGACGGCTCAGGTAGTTCAGCCCCCTTGTTGCCAGTCGGCAAAGAATTTATTCAAAACGTATACGGTACGGGATCGGCTACGGGGCTTCCGCAATACTTCGCTGTCTACGGCGGTGATTCGGCTACAACTGGTCTGACCAGTCAGAATATGATTGTTGGGCCTATTCCCGATCTTAACTATGCCATTCGCCTGACAGGCACCGTGCGTTCCGCACCGCTCTCGGCCACGAACACTCAGACCTATATCTCAGTCTATCTGCCGGACATGTTTATCATGGCGTCCATGATCTATATCTCGGCCTACCAACGCAACTTCGGCCGTTTGAACGATGATCCTGCCATGGCGCAGACGTATGAAAGCCAATATCAAAGCCTTCTCAAGAGCGCGATGGTCGAAGAGAACCGCAAGAAGTTTGAATCTGCCGCATGGACTTCTTATTCGCCTGCTCCTTTTGCCGCTCCAACGAGGTAATTTATGCCTCATAATACAATCAAGCTGAAGCCCGGCATTGAAACCAACACCACTCCGGCGTTGAACGAAGCCGCATATTCTGCTTCGCAGTTAATTCGTTTCCTGCCTGAGCGCAATGGCTATGGATTGGCGCAAAAACTTGGCGGTTGGGTCGCGTACTATGCTTCTGCCATCGGTTCAAAAATACGCGCTCTAAAAGGATGGGCCGATCTTAACGCCAACAATTATCTTGGTATTGGTGCGGAATCTTCGCTCAACGTCTTAACAAGCGGCAATCTTTCCAATGTCACCCCGCAAACGACTATTACCAATTCTGCGCCAAATTTTTCGACCACCACGGGATCAAATGTTGTTTCCGTTGTTGATTATGGCCTGATCGCTTCAACTTTAGACTACGTTAATTATGTTACACCCGTTGCGGTTGATGCGCTTGTTCTTACAGGCCCATACCCCGTTTACACGGCATCGGTTGCCAATAGCGTAGCCACAACAGGCGCATCTGGTAATGGCACAACCGCCACCATAACTTTTGCATCTCAGGCCAACCCGCCAGTGATTGGATCATATGTTATCGTCAGCGGCGTTACGCCAACGGCATACAACGGGACTTGGAAATTAACGGGTGCAACGTCTACGTCAATCTCATTTGCCTCAACCGCAACTGGATCTCAAACGGTAGCAGGTACGGTTCAGTATGGCGCAAACTATTCAATCTTAGCCGCGTCTAATGCTACAACGACCGTTTCAAGTGGTGGGGCTTCCTACTCGTTTACCACAACGAGTGGTTCTTCAATTGTAACGGCTACGCTTGCCAATCATGGCTATGCAGTGGGCGACGAGTTTTACATTGGCGTATCAACAACGGTCGGTGGCGTAACCCTGTTTGGTCTTTATTCCGTATTGACCGTTCCAACATCTAGCACGTTTACTTTTTCCGCAGCCAACACGGCTACGTCCGGCGCAACGGTATCAATCAATAGCGGTAACATTCGTGCTAACTTCTATATCGCAATCGGACCGCAACCTACTGGCACAGGGTTTGGTGTTGGTGGCTTTGGTACGGGCGGTTTTGGTGTTGGTACGGCTCAACCTTCTGTCCCCGGCACACCGATCACGGCAACCGATTGGACGCTTGATAACTTCGGCCAAGATTTAATTGCCTGCCCCGCAGGTGGAACGATCTACTATTGGCAACCCAATGGCCAACTTCAGACGGCGCAATATCTCGGTGGCAACTGCCCTCTTGTGGCAAGCGGTGTATTTGTTGCGATGCCTGAGCGCCAAGTGGTAGCCTATGGCTCATCGTTCACGCTTGCGGCCGATCCTTTGTTGGTCCGGTGGTCCGACATCGGAGACTTTACCGTTTGGAATGGAACGGCCACAAACCAAGCGGGTTCTTATCGTATCCCAACGGGTTCCAAGATCGTTGCAGGTATTCAGGGACCACAACAGGGGCTTTTATGGACCGACCTTGACCTTTGGGCCATGCAGTATGTCGGCGCTCCGTTTGTCTACGGGTTCAATAAGATCGGTTCCAACTGCGGTGCTATCTCTCAACATTGCGCGGGGCAAATGAACGGTGCCGTCTATTGGATGTCGCAAAAACAATTCTTTATGATGGTGGGGTCAGGCGTTCAATCTATCCCATGCCCGATCTGGGACGTTGTTTTTCAAAACATCAATACATCTTACCTTTATAAGGTCGCTTGCGGCGTAAACAGCCAGTTCAACGAAATTACATGGTACTATCCATCTGCCTCGTCCACCGAGAACGATAGCTATGTCAAATACAATACCGTCCTTCAACAGTGGGACTACGGTTCTCTTGGCCGGACTGCTTGGATTGATCAATCTGTGCTTGGGTCTCCTATTGGTGCTGGGTCTGACAATTACTTATATCAACACGAAATAGGCAACGACGCAGCCAACGGCACCCAAACAACTGCCATGCTATCGTCTTTCCAGACGGGTTATTTCCAACTTAACGAAGCCGATAACTTGATCTTTATTGATCAGATATGGCCTGACATGAAGTGGGGAACGTATTCTGGTAATCCAAATGCGACCGTGCAGATTACGTTTTACGTCACTAATTACCCCGGCGATACACCTGTTCAATACGGCCCTTATACAATGACGCAAGCCACAGAATACATTTCTGTCCGCATTAGGGCGCGTTTAATGGCGTTTAATATATCGTCCAATGACGTTGGTACGTTCTGGCGGCTAGGTGCAATCAGATACCGCTATCAGATTGACGGGAGATTCTAATGGGTGCGTCACTTGACGATATTCTTACCACACAAAAGAACGGCGTTATTGCGATCAATAACCTTGCGAGTTATTTGCAAAGCATTGTGTCTGAAATAACTAATGTTGTTCCAACAACATCTTCAGCGCCAGTTGTAGCTACAACAACTCAAGTGTTTACGGGAAAAGGGTTTCTATACAGCATATCCATACCGTTAACGTCCGGCTCTAACCAAGTGCTTTTGTATGATTCAGCAACAACCGGCGGCATAGCAAATTCCAATTTAATTTATTCTTCTTTGCCAGCCAATGCCGCTAACTTTGTCCCGTACCGAGACATTCGTATTCATGTTACCAATGGGCTAGTGGTTGTTGCTCAAACTGGTATGTCCGCTGTCGTTTCTTACACGCCAAATATCTGAGGTCATCATGCCATTAGCACACGGTAAATCTCAAAAGACGATTAGTAAGAATATAAGCGAAATGACCCGTGCGGGTCACCCACATGATCAGGCGGTAGCGGCTGCGCTTAATATGGCCCGATCGGGAAAAGCAAAGGGTGGTCCTAATCAATTTACAGAAACAAGAACGGGTCCATTGGATTATCGTAAACCTGATATAAATATTCCACAAATTGAATACCCTATGCATGCCGAGTTAACCCATAAGGGTCCAATTCATAGTCCAGTTGCGGGGCGTACCGACCACTTACCAACCAAACTTGATTCGGGATCATATGTCATTCCAGCCGATATCATATCGTCCATGGGCGAAGGCAATACGATGGCAGGGTTCAAGATTGCTCGGCGCATGTTTTCAGGCAAACCCTATAGCCAACAAAAACAACTTTATTCCTCCGAAGGAATGCCATACGCCCAAGGCAAACCCTATGGTGCTCGAGCCTCGGGTGGACGCGCTCCCGTTGAAGTGGTGGTTGCAGGTGGGGAATATGTTATAACGCCAGAGGAAGTTACCCAGTTAGGCGGGGGAGACATTGACCATGGGCATGAAATCCTTGATCATTTCGTCACTGGATATCGTAAAAAAACCATAGAAACGCTTAAAAAGTTACCCGGACCTAAGAGGGATTAATGGCCGAAGAACTTAAAATACGACTTGGAACACCCGAAGACGAATCAGCAATGCTAGACCTTGCCCTACGGGCGTGGGAAGAAAACGGCATCAAAGGCGTCAACCCTGAAAAGATGCTTGGTATGATCAAACCCGCTTTATATCTGTGGCAGGGTCTTGTTGGCATCATTGGTAAGCCCGGTGAAAAGATTGAAGGAGCAGTCCTTCTAAGAACGTCTCAGATGTGGTATTCTGACGAATGGATGCTTGAGGAAAAAGCTATATTTGTTGATCCTGAGTTTCGTAGCGCAAAGGGTGGACGTGCGCGTAAACTATGCGAGTTTTCCAAGAAGGTAGCCGATGATCTGGGGATCCCCCTCATTATTGGCGTTCTTTCTAATCACCGTACTGAGGCAAAGGTCCGCCTGTACGAACGTCAATTTGGGCCTCCTGCGGGGGCTTTTTTCCTATACAATGTCCAAACAGGACACGATGAGCACGTAACGGAGCACTAAAATGGGCGGCAAAACCGGAACCACTACCCAGCAAACCTCCATACCTCCAGAGGTATTGGCTCGGTATAACTCCGTTAATGCTCAGGCTCAACAGACGGCCGCACAACCATTTCAACAATATAGCACTAATCCAAACGCTTTTGTTGCACCATTAAATGAACAGCAACAGGCTGGCATCAGCAACATTAATCAGCAGGCTACAGCGGCTCAACCTGCTTACGGCGCGGCTATGCAAGGTACGGCACAAGCCTACCAAGGGTTTAACCCACAAAATTACCAGTCGGGTGTGGCGGGTTATATGAACCCCTTCGTGAGCCAAGCCATGGGTGCAACCGCTGCTCAATTACAAAACATTAACCAACAGCAACAGCAGCAGTTATTAGGTCAAGGTATATCGTCAGGAGCGTTTGG